TACAAATATTTAATACATGCCCTAACCTGATACGTGAGCTTCAAAGTATTCCTTTAGACAGGAAGAAGCCAGAAGACGTAGACACTAACGCATCTGACCACGCATACGATGCACTACGCTACCTCATCATGGCTAGACCTAGAATTAACGATACAATAAGCCAACTCAGACAGTTTAGAAAAGAAGCAAGTTTTCGGCCTGTTGACTCAACCTTTGGATACTAATACATGAACGAAGAAGAAAACGAAGAATACGGAACAATGGACGAAATCTACTTTAGCGATGAAGAAACCGCTGGTGGCTATGAGCTTGACTTAGAAGAAGATGTTCGCAACCGTTTCGTAGGCTTAGTAGAAGACCGCTACGCTCAGGCTGAACAAGCACGAGACTTCGACGAAAAGCGTTGGCTAACAGCCTACCATAACTTCCGTGGCATCTATGCCAAGAACATTCGTTTCCGTGAGTCAGAAAAGTCTAAAGTATTCGTAAAGGTTACTAAGACTAAAGTTCTTGCAGCGTTTGGTCAGTTGATTGATGTTATCTTTGGTACAGGTGAGTTTCCAATTGGCGTACGTGAAACACGACTGCCTGAAGGTATTGCCAAGTATCAACACATGGAACAAGGCGCAACAGGCATTGAAACAAGCGCCCCAGAGTATAAGCCGCCAGTAGAACCAGAAGAAGTTAAAGACCCTTACGACGTTGGCTACGAAGGCGATGGTCAGGTTCTTGGGCCGGGTGCGACACTTACGGCTACAAAAGACGTACTATCTGAATCTATTAAAGAAGCAAACATAGAATTAAAAGACGGAGCATCTCCTAACCCACAAGTCTTGGAACGCTCCCCTGCTAAAGAAGCTGCACGTAATATGCAGATTCTAATTCACGACCAAATTGAAGAGTCTAGTGGTTCAAGCGAGCTACGTAATGCACTACTTGAATCTGCGTTATTTGGTACAGGTATTGTTAAAGGCCCATTCAACTATAACAAGACTCTAAGCCGTTGGACAACTAACGAAGACGGCGAGCGAGAGTACAGTCCGTTAAATGTTCGTGTGCCTCGTTTAGAGTTTGTAAGTATCTGGGATTTCTTCCCTGACCCTGCTGCAACTTCTATTGACGAGTGTGAATACATTGTACACCGTCACCGCATGAATAAGTCTCAGCTAAGAGCATTGAGCAAGATGCCGTTCTTCGACAAGGATGCAATACGTGAGTGTCTCCAGATGGGGCCTAACTACGTTGAAAAAGATTACGAGCATGAACTAAAAGACGACCAACGTTCAGAAGACTACGGTTCAGGTCAGTTTGAAGTTCTTGAATACTGGGGCATCATGGATGCTGAATATGCACGAGAAGTGGGTATGGAATTGCCCGATGAGGTAGATGACCTAGATGAAGTTCAAGTTAATGCTTGGATTAGTAATGGAAAGCTTTTGCGTGGTGTTGTTAATCCATTTACTCCTTACCGACTTCCATACAACGCCTTTCCTTACGAGCGTAATCCTTACTCTTTCTTCGGCATTGGTGTCGCTGAGAATATGGACGACTCTCAACAGATAATGAATGGTCACGCTCGAATGGCTATTGATAACCTTGCGCTTGCAGGTAGTCTAGTGTTTGACGTAGATGAGTCAGCGTTAGTAGGCGGTCAGAGCATGGACATCTATCCGGGCAAAGTTTTCCGCCGTCAGGCAGGACAACCCGGACAGGCTATTTATGGTATGAAGTTCCCTAACACTTCGCAAGAAAACATGATGATGTTTGACAAGTTCCGACAGCTTGCTGACGAACAGACAGGCATCCCAAGCTACTCCCACGGTCAGACAGGCGTACAGTCGATGACTCGTACAGCATCTGGTATGTCTATGCTATTGGGTGCAGCGTCTCTCAACATTAAAACAGTTATTAAGAACATTGATGACTTCCTGCTAAAGCCTCTTGGCGAAGCATACTACCAATGGAACATGCAGTTCTTTGAAGGTGAACTAGACATCCAAGGCGACTTGGAAGTTCGAGCAATGGGTACTAACAGCTTAATGCAAAAAGAAGTACGTAGTCAGCGTTTGACTATGTTCTTGCAGACAGCTCAGAATCCTGCCGTTGCACCGTTTGTTAAAATCTCTAAGATTGTTAGCGAGTTGGCTTACAGCCTTGACCTCGACCCTGACGAGATTCTTAATGACCCAGAAGAAGCTGCAATGATGGCACAAATTATAGGAGCACAAAATGCTGGACAAGGAAATGGCGGGGCGGCTGGGGCCGCTGGTGAACAACCCGGAGCTATGGGAGGCCCTGAAGGAGCACCTCAACCACCTACGGAACTTGGAGCTACAGGCACTGGCGGTGGCAACATCGGAACAGGAGCTGTACCGCAAGCAGGGGAAAGCGAGTTCACTGGCTAACTTACTACAACTAAAAGAACAGGCTATTGAAGCCCGACAAAGAAAAGAGGAACAACGATGAAAGTACCTAAACTAAAATACGCAGTAGGCTCAGTAGCTCAAGCAGCGGCAGAGGGTGCTGACGCATTGTTGTCCGAAGCTCGTAAAGATGTCGTGGCTGCTCGTGGCCCTGAACGCACAACCCCTATAGAAGTTGAAGAGATGGCTGAAGCTGTATCTAAAACAAAAGGCAGTGCAGAAACAGAAGCCCCTAAAGTAAAGATGGAAAACATTAAAGACACTAACCAGCTTGTAAACTCTTTCAAGTTCCAAGGCGGAAACAAAAAGATGGACAAGCAGTTCATCATGGAGTCTTTAAACGAAGTGGCTGATACCCCTATCGTTGAGTCCAAGCAATCTATTGCTGAGTTCATTACTGATTTGCACCGCACACAAATGGATGAAGAGTCCAAGCCTCTTTTAGCTAACGACGACTTTGAAAAGCTTACTGCGTTTGTAGAAGACAGCCGTGAAGCTAAAAGCGAAGGCGGTGAGATGGGCGATAGCGATGTAGATAAACTTATTATGTTTACTAAGCAGTATGAAAAAGAAATTGCAAAAGCTAAAACTGATAAGTCTCGTGAGACTATTAACCGACGCTTCCAAGAAATTGAAGATTCGTTTGACGGCGAAACAAGATTTCAAGCAGCAATTAAGCTAGATAAAGAAAGCGGTGCTAAGCTTCTTACTGACGAAGAAATGCGAGAAGGCAAGTTCTTCGGCGGTCTTATGAAGGCGGCTAAAGGAATAATCGACAATCAAAGTAGCAGTTCCGGTAATGGACTATTTTCAAGAATACTAGAAAGAGAAAAAGGCTCATTAACTAACGCCAGCAGCATAACAGCATTAGAAGGCCCTGACCCTATTGAACCCGATAATAACCGCATTAACCCAGTAAAAGAAGTAGAAGCTCCGGGAACTGATACTAAGATTGGTTACGCAGAAGGCGGCTCAATGCTGGATAAGCCTGTCGATACTTACGACAATATCCCAGAAGGTGAGAAAGCTGCTGTAGAAGCTTCACAACTTCCAGACGATGAGATGGAAGACAAGTACGCAGAGTACGTAATGGAAGAGTCTTTAGAGGCTGACGACCAAGAATATCTTCTCAAAGCTCTTGAAGGCGACGAGAAACTAGGCGCTATCTTTGATAAAATCATGGATACAGCCGGAGAATTTGCAGGTGAAGGAGCCGTTAAAGGCCCCGGCACAGGCACATCAGATTCGATACCCGCAAGGTTGTCGGATGGTGAATTTGTTTTCACCAGAAAAGCAACCGACCAGCTAGGCACAGAAAAGCTTCAGACTATGATGGATGATGCAGAACGTGCTTACGATGGCGGTTTAATGAAAAAGTACGGAGGCGGAAGCGTAATGCCTAACTTGATGGATATGGAAGACCCCGATTTAGGAGTCCATAACCAGATGCTTAGTTCTAACGCAATGCCAAGCGTACGCAAACGATAAGGCCACCTGTTAGCGCAGCCCCTTATCACTTTTAATTTTAACCTAGAGGCCACCTTGTAGTATCAAGCCCCGAATGTCTAGCTAACATCTCGGCTACCTTGAAAAGACGACAAGCCCCAAAAGGAGTGTGACATGAGCGAAGTACAAGAAATACAAGAAGAAGAAGTAGCAAACCTATACAACATGAGAAAAGACTATGGCAACGAACCAGATGCCCCTTTTCAAAATGCTGATGGTCTTTACCACGAACCTAGTCAGGCCACCCGAAAGGCCCCTGATGAAGAAAGTGCTAACTACAAAAAGCGATACGATGACCTAAAGAAACACTACGACTCTAAGATTAATGAGTTCAAGCAGAAAGAACAAGAACTACAAGCAGAAGCTCGAATGACACAGCAAGTTGAACAGGCCGTACGTCACGAGGATAACACTGAAGCAGAACTTGAAAACGAGTATGTTGAACAAGAAGCTGAGGCACTAGAACCGGCACGAACATATACACTAGACGAACGTGAAGCAAGGATTGAGCGAAGAGAAGCAGAGCAAACGCTTGCTTCAGCGCATCCAGACTTTGCAGACATTCGCCAAAGTGAAGAGTTCCACGGTTGGGCCAAAGCACAGCCAGAAGCAATTCAAGACTGGGTGTATAATAATCCAGATAATGTAGGTTTAGCGGTCAAAGCTATCGACTTATATAAGTTAGAGAATGGTTTACAAACTTCTCAAGGTACTGTAGCGAAGTCACAAACTTCGACCACAGCCTCAGCAGCGGATATGGTTTCAACCAAAACAACATCCATTGATGCTAAAGAAGCAAAAGTGTGGTCACAAAGGGAGATTGCTGCCCTGTCTATGGCCCAGTACGATAAATATGAAAAAGAAATCGACGAAGCCATTATGGAAGGCAGAGTAGTAGCTTAACAACAATTGTCTTTAATTTAAGGAAACATAATCATGGCTCAATTTTTTCAAACAGGTTCTAACGGTTCTGCAACAAGTAACTTTGACGCAGGTACTGCTGGACAAACCAATAGCTTCTTCCTACCCGCAATTTATTCCAAGAAGGTTCTTAACTTCTTCCGTAAAGCGTCGGTAGCCGAAGCAATCACTAACACCGATTATGCCGGTGAAATTTCAGCATTTGGCGATTCTGTAAAAATTATCAAAGAACCAGTAATCGCTGTTAGCCCTTACACTCGTGGTAAGACTGACACCGCTGCTACTTTGCTGACTGACTCAGAAGTTACTCTTGTAGTTGATACTGCCAACGCCTTTAAGTTCAAAGTAGATGACATCGAAACTTCTATGTCTCACGTAAACTTTAAGGAAGCTGCTGCTTCATCTGCTGCTTACGCTCTGCGTGACGCATTTGACGTTGCTGTACTGGCTGCTATTAAAGCTGGTGTATCAGCTTCTGGCCCAGACATGCAAATCGGTTCTGACGCTACCGCTACTGCTGCAAGTTTGGACGCAGCTACTGGCTCTGTCCTGCTTAATGGTTCTGGTTCTACTGACCCTCTCGACCTGCTGGCTCGTATGGCTAAGCTTCTGGACGAGCAAAACGTTCCTGAAGAAGGTCGTTGGATAGTAGCTGGCCCTGCTTTTTACGAGCAGCTCAGCCAGTCTGGTTCTAAGCTGTTGTCTGTAGACTTCAATGCTGGCACAGGCTCCATCCGTAACGGTCTCGTTACTTCTGGTAAGCTGCGTGGCTTTAGCATGTACAAGTCTAACAACATGCCTAGCACCACTGCTTCCGGTGTTGTTCTTGGCGGTCACATGTCTGCGGTATGTACTGCACAGACTATCACCAGCACTGAGGTCATCCGTGACCCAGATAGCTTCGGTGACATCTGTCGTGGTTTGCACGTATTCGGCGTTAAGGTTCTTCGACCTGAAGCTGTTGTAGGTGCTTTCATTAAGATTGCATAAGCTGTAACAATTAAGTGCGGGGGCTGTAAAAGGCCCCCAATCTTTTAACAAATTTAAAGGCTAAATAACCTATGGCAACAACCTACCTAGACTTAACCAATGAGCTTCTCCGAGAGCTAAACGAAGTACCTCTTGAATCAGGTAACTTTTCTACAGCTATCGGTGTACAGGCGCACGTTAAAGATTCTCTAAATAAAGCGTACTTTGATATTATCAACCAAGAACCTCAATGGCCTTTTCTAACTGCTGGCGAAAGTGGTGAAGTTGACCCCATGTATGGTAATGTATATGTAGAGACCGTTGCAGGACAGCGTTATTATGAGCTAAAAGCTTCTAGTGATTCCATCAAAGATGATTACGGTTCAGTTGACTGGGATAACTTCTATATCACTACAGTAGACGTAGCAGGCGAAACTGCACCCTATGTAGGTAACAACTTACGATTTACAACCACCCAAGAGTGGAAAAGCTTTCGTCGCATCGGAGAAAACTTAGACGATGCAGACACACAATCATACGGCGAACCAGACCGAGTTATACGTAGCCCAGACGCACGTAAGTTCGGCCTAAGCCCAATCCCAGATAAAGTATACCGTGTATGGTTCTATGCTTACAACCTCCCTACAAAGCTTGTAAGCTTCGGTGACGAGATTGTATTCCCAGAGATGTACTCTGTTGTATTACTAGCTCGTGCTCGATACTACATCTGGCAGTTTAAAGACAATCCACAAGCAGCAGCATTCGCACTAGATGATTACAAGAAAGGACTCGACAGTATGCGCTCTAATCTTATTGAGCCTACTCCCTTCTATATGACTGACGACAGAATGAGATTCGTATAATATGGCAGCTTCCCAACCGTATGGTTTTTCGTGCAAAGGTGGTCTTAATACCAACCTTAGTCAGCTTGAACTGCTCCAACAGCCCGGAGCTGCTACAGAGTTAATTAACTTTGAAGTAGACCCCGACGGCGGCTATCGACGTATCAATGGGTTTCTTGTCGCAGGTGTCTCTAAGCCTAATGGTAATAACACTATCTTAGGCATGGTAGCTTATGCAGGAGGGCTATTAGTCTGTAGTGGAACAGGGATTTTTTGGACTCCTGATTTTGTTGCTTGGCTACAGATTAACAGAGGAGTTATTAGCGGAGGAGCAAAAACTTATGCTGAATTTACTGCCCAATCAGTAGATGCACGTACAGCCCAAGGTCAATGCTCTATTTCAATATATGAAGGAAACTTATCTCCTTACGGCGAAGTAGTTATTTGTGACGGTGTTAATGCTCCTTTTTACTTCTATACTACAGGCACAGACGCAATCAATGACGCTACTCGTAGATATGTTTCAGGCCCTTTAGTAGACCATTCTCATCAAACTCTTGTCGCATCCTCAACATCTACAATCCACGGACAACAGTTAGTAGTAGGGGGAACAGCTTTAGACCCGAATGAAATATACACTAGCACCCTAAATGACGTACCTAATTTTTCAGGCACAGGCTCAAACGCAATAAGACTGGCTGATAGAGTTGTAGGACTAAAAAGTTTTCGTGGTGACTTAATTGTATTCTGCAAGAATAGTATTTACAAAGTAGTTAATTTAGAATCTGCTGACGCTACTACAGCCGTGGTTCCTATTACAAAAAATATAGGTTGCGTAGACCAGTTCAGTATTCAAGAAATTGGCGGCGACTTAGTATTTTTAGCTCCCGACGGAATCCGAACATTAGCAGGTACGTCTCGAATTGATGACGTTGAGCTTACGTCAGTAAGTAGAAATATCCAAAATATTATCTCAAGAATTACACGCTCTACTGTTCCATATACTATTTCAAGTTTAGTTTTACGTAACAAATCTCAGTATCGTTTATTCTATAATAAAGCAGGCCAAGCGCCAGCAATAACTAGAGGAATTATTGGAACATTTACAGGGCAAGGTTACGAGTGGTCTGAAACCTGCGGTATTGAATCTGTTGCATCAACTTCAGAACTTTTAAGCACTGGAGGAGGAGAAGCTGCTTATCACGGTGATAGGCTCGGACAAGTCTATATCCACGATTCAGGAAATAAGTTTGTTCATTCTGGAACAGACACTAATATTAAAGCAGAGTATCAGTCACCTTCTTTAGACTTTGGTGATATGGGTACACGTAAAACTATTCAGTACGTTAAAATCTCAGCGACTCCCGACGACAACAATATTACAGTTGCAGCAGAGCCTAAGCTTAGTGTTGCTTTTGATTTTGAAGACACTAATATTCAGCAGCCTCCAACTTATACACTACCCTCTATTTATCCAGTTGCAGAGTTTGGAGTAAGTAGATTTAGCAACGACACTTTTACATCTTATTTTGGAGCATCAGACAACCCCCTTATACGCCAGCCGGTTCAGGGGAGCTGTTACTCTAGTGCTTATAAAATAAGTAGCGAAGACCAACTTTCACCATATACCATTAACGGTTTATATATTAATTACGTTCCCGCAGGCAGGAGATAACTAGATGGCAGGCACAAGCTATACACGACAAAGTACACTTTCAGATGGTAACATCATTACTGCGGCTCTTTTTAACAATGAGTTTAATCAACTGCTAAATGCTTTTGTATACGCAAGCAGCGGCACTACAGGTCACTCGCATGACGGCAGTGCTGGTCAAGGCGCAGCAATTTCTAAGATTGGCGACCAAGACTTTAAAAATAAAATTGAAGTAAACGCTTCTATTAATCGTTGGGACTTTTACGTGGAGAACTCATCTGGAGTTTCTACGTTGACTATGAGATTAACTCCATCAACCCTTTCAGGGTCGGCTAACAACACTCTTAGTATAGGTGCGCCATCCGTTAAGATGTCAAATGTTTACTCCGTAAACGGAGACTTTGAAACTTTAAATATTTCAGACGACACAACATTTGTGGGTACTACAGCAGCTAATAAAATTACTTTTGACAAAAGTTTAAACGCACTTCATTTTGCTGATAGCATGGCTCTTGCGTTTGGTCAATTGAGCGCATCACCCGGAGACCTGCGTATTTATCACGATGGAAGTAATAGCTACATTAAAGAACTGGGTTCTGGTAATCTATTTATTCAGGGCGACGCTAACGTTAATATTGGCAGCAATAACGCCTCAGCGTCTTTACAGGTAAGTTCTACTGGAACAGAATTTAGAGGAACTAATTCACTTGTTGCTACGCTAACGACTACGGGCATGAAGTTTGAAGATGGTAAGATTATTTCGGTTGGTGATGCTGACGACTTAAAAATCTATCACGACGGTAACAACTCTTACATTAAAGATACAGGTACAGGCAATCTAAACATTACTGCAAGCACCGATGTGTTTGTGGGAACCGATAACAGCACAATGGCTAACTTTGATTCTACCGGCCCTGTAGACTTGTATTACAACAACAGCAAAATGTTTGAGACTACTAGCGCAGGCGCATCTATTACTGGTACGGCAACAGCCTCAACAGGTTTGACTGTTGGTGACGCTACTTCAAGCTTGCAGCTAACCCATGATGGTAACAACAGCTACATTAAACATGTACATTCCGCAGGAACTTTACGTCTTCCTACTCGTTCATTTGCTGTTCGAAACGCTGCTGACAACAAGACTTTAATTAGGGCTGTAGAAGGCGATACAGCAGAGCTATATCACGACGGACAAAAGAAAATAGAGACGACTGATACAGGCACTCTGACAACAGGCGTTCATGTCGCGTCAGCCAAAGTTGGCATAGGTTTAAAAGACTATGGCGACGGTAATGGTAATGTTCCTTTATTACCTCTAAAACCTTTTCACGTTTATAGCGCCACTACAGATGTAACTGCTCGCCTTGAATCAGGAGATATAGGAGCAGGCTTAGAGCTTATTGATAATACTACTACAGCCGTAATCCGAGCAGACAATGGTGTTCTTAAACTAAGCTCAGATAGTGCTAATGCAGCAGCAGGCTCTCATATTGAACTCCATGTAGACGGTTCTTTAGCAGCTGAAGTCCTCCCAACAGGTTTAGATGTTACTGGTACGATAAATGCTACTACTGCTATTGATACCCCTAGTATCGAAGTTACAACACTTAAAGCTCGTGACGGCTCAGCCGCAGGTTCTATTGCAGACTCTACAGGTATTGTAACTATTGATAGCGGACTTGCGTTACCAACTGATAAGATTATCAAGCTTGGCGATACCGGCGCTATGGAGATTTTCCATAACGGTACAAACAGTGTTATCAGAGAGCAAGGCCCCGGAGCTTTAAGTTTACGAGGAAACGAAGTAACTATTAAAAACTTTGGTGGAACTAAAACTCTTGCATTCTTTACACAAGACTTAGGCGTAGAGCTTTACTACAACAACATTAAAACTTTAGAAACTGTTGACGGCGGCGCTGCCGTTACTGGAACTCTTTCTGCTGGCATAACTACTATTGCAGGTGCAGGCTCTGCCAGTACAGACCCAACTCTTATTGTAGACCGAACCGGAACTGCTGATGGCGCTATCCTGAGTTTAAAGGCTGGTGGTGTTACTAACGCAAACTTCTTTTCTACAGGCGGTAACAGGGCAATCCTTTGTGACAGTACTAATAATGGTATTAAGTTTACCCCTTCGTCTATACATCCTAGGACTTCTACTAACGGCGCTTTAAATAACACTATAGATTTAGGTCTGTCTAGTTCTAAGTTTAGAAACGTTTATGCAAATGGAATAATCTTTGACGCTGTTGCAGGTAACGCAAGCAGCAATACCCTTGATGACTACGAAGAAGGAACTTGGACACCGGCATATACGGCAGTTACTGCTGCACCTGACGTTTCGTACCAAAATACTGGTGGATACTATACAAAAGTAGGTCGTTTAGTAACGCTTACTGGTCGTATTAGAACAGCTTCTGTAGATAACTCGCCCGGCGGTACAGACGCAGCCGGTGGCCTTAGGATTACAGGGCTTCCGTTTGTAGTTTCTAGTGATGTTGATGAGTTACAAAACGGCACTTTACATTGTGGGCAAATTAAAACTTTTACGTCAGGAAGATTCCCGGCGGGTGGCTATGCAGTTCGAGGTAGCTCAGAATTTGCACTTACACGACGAGGAAGCTCATCAGGTAACATGGTAAACCTAGATGCTTATAATGCAGGCGGCTCAAACTTTACACTAATTACCGCAAGTGCTTCAAACGAAATAGTCTTTTCAGCAGTATACTACACAGACGCTTAATTATACTTAGTGGATTCTAAGTACAGACAGGAGATAAAAATGAGTTTAATAAAAGAAACAATCGAAGATAAAATTGAAGTAGTAGGCCCTTACAAAGCTGTACAGGTACGTACTGCAACTGTAATTAAAGAAGACGGTGTAGAACTTAACCGTTCTTTTAGTCGCAAAGTAATTTCAGCGGGTGACGACTACAGCAGCGAGTCAACTGAAGTACAGGGCATCTGTGCAACAGTACATACAAGCGAAGTAGTTGCAGCTTACGCAGCTTACCAACTAGCCCAAGAATCAGAAGACTAAGGAGTAATCCATGACCGTTGAAGAAGGCAAAGAAGTAGTAGACATTGCAGCAGCATCCACAGGTGTTATGGCCTTAGCAACTTGGCTGCCGCCTATTGCTTCTGTCTTCACTATTGTATGGTTAGGTATTAGGATTTTTGAGTCAGAGACAGTACAGGGATTATTAAATAAGGAGAAATAATTGCAATTTTATATTTTGACATCGACGGATTATGGTGCACTTGTAAGACATTTTGACGCTGACCACAGTAATATTCAACCAGAAGATGCTGTGGTAGTTATAAACAGTTTAGATGAAAACTATATCGAAGCAGCTAAAAAGTTTTGCATAGAAAATAAAATTGAATATTATATTACAGAAAGCAACGGAACGCCGTCAAAAGGAAAAAACTCTGTACTAGATATTTTTGAAGAGTCTAAAAACGATTACTGCGTAATGATAGACGGCGACGATGTTTTAACTCCCCACGGCGTGTGGATGTATAAGCAACTGGCTAAATCAAAAACTCCTCCAGACGCAGTATGCTTGATAAATCAAAACTCTTTAAGAGTTATAGATGACAAAGTTGAAGCTATAAATCCTTTTACTGTAAGTTACTCTACGTTGTTAAGGTCTGATTACTATACAATGTTTAGAGAAGAAGTAGGATTAAGCCAAGAGAAGTCTATGTACTTCCAAGACTTACACTATAAGTTTTATACCCAACATCAAAAGTATTCGCAGGGTCGTGAAATGCACTGTCGTGTAACATGGCTCAGCAGGAAAGCAGCTAAGTTCAGATTCAACGAAGAGTTAATTATCGGTGAAGATACTTTACAAATGTTTAAGTTAAAAAACGAAGCAGTGCTTGGTAACTTAACTTTTTATTCTACAGACGAAAAACCTGCAACTTACTTGTACGACGAAAGAACCGCAGGGACTGTAATGGTAGAATCTCAGTTTGGTACTGATTATGAGTGGATGGACGCTTACTTAGTTGAGTTAGAAAAAATGGAAGAAGCTGGAGAGCTGCACGAAAACGTTAAGCTCCCGCAGCTCAGGATAGATTATCCAATTAATTACGTAGGAGAAGACTACAACTTAACTACTCCTTATGTACATAAAGTAAAAACGGTAGCTGTTAAGCTTCCTAGAAACGCTAAGAAAAGTGCTGTACAAAGAAACTATAAATTTTTAAAAACAATACAAAGCTCCACAGCAAAGGAACACATAAATGTCTAAATCAACTAGAGCCTCTAAAGCTTTAAAAAAATTACAAGCTAAACGTCTTAAACTTAATTCTGGCGGATACAGTGGTGTCGGTGGTGGTGGCGGCGCTCCTGTAAATGAAGTCATTGTAACAGGAAGCAGAGGTGGCTCCGGTGGTGGTGTAGATATGAGTGGCTACGAGCCTAGAGGCCCTTCGAGAGGCACTTCGGGTGGCCCCGGCCCTAAAGCTCCTTCAGGCGCAGGTAATTCTGGCGGGAAGAAAACTAAGTCAAAAAAGACAGAGAAGAAAAAGAAAAAAGAAAAAGAAGAACAAGAAGAGTTAGACGAAAAGCTAGGTAAGCCTAACGCTAATGACTACCCGGGTGGCAAAACAAGTAAAGCCTATAAAGACGATTTAGCTGCATGGGAAGAAGAAAACACTCCTAAAGATGCTGTGCTTGTAAGCGAAGGTAAAGATGGTTCAGCTCCTGTATATGAGTCGCAGCCTTTAGAACCTTTAGCTCCCTCAGAGCAAGAAACTCAACCTGAAGCTGAAGGCGCTGACGCAGGAAAAGAAACTGGCAAAAGCACAGGAAACGCTGACGCTCGTTTTGGCGACAACAACAAGTCAGTGTATGAGCAGAAGCCTCTTCCACAAAAAGGCGCACGTAAAGACAGTGACGTAGATGCCGGGCCTTCAGGAGACCCTGACTGGAGACCTTCTGGCCCCGGTGCTGTAGGTCAAGACGGTTCTACGCAGGCTGAATATGACGAAAACATGGACATGTCTGTTGAAGGCGAAGGCACGTTTGCAAAGCTTTGGTCAGGCATTAAAGACATAGCAATGATGTCTCCTACTATTAGAGTGGGGGCTTCTATTGTTGACGGCACTCTCTTTAATGACATAGGTGAGTTTATTGGCTCGTGGGATGAAAACCCTTGGAACCCTGCAAACTGGGAAAGCGGAGACCCACCGGAGTGGACAGTTAATCTGCCAGATGGCTCTGAAATTTTAAGTGGCGGTGGCTATAGTAATATGGGCGGAACACAAGGTAGAGGCGGCCCCGGTGGAACGCCTAATTCTACGGCAGGTCAATCTCCTGCCGGAAGCGCAATAACAAAGGTAAATAGTGTGGCAAATAATCAAGAAGAAAGTACAGGTTACGGTCGTTCAACTCAAACTGGTTCTGTAGATGGCGACAGAAACGTGGGCGAAGGGTCGGTTGATGTTGTAGGCAAGGGCAAATCTGGCGAACCTCTTGTAAAAGTAACTGGGCCGGGCTACAATACTCCAGAAGTTGAAGTAGAAACAAGTGGAGCTAGTGATATTATTCCAGATGCTCCAGACCCTAATACATATAGAGGCGGTCAAACAAGTACAGACTATCTTAAAGATAAGTATGAGTGGGATGAAGAGTTTGGTGATGCAGCAGAAAGACAAGCGCTTACTACAACTTCAGAAGAAGAGACTCAAACTCTTGACGATGCTTCAGTGCTTACAGCAGAAAGTGTTGTAGCTGACGAAGTCATAGCAGAACAGCAAAAAGAAGTAGACGAAGTTGACGCTATTACAGATAACACAGCCGCTAAAGTAAACGCCAAAACAGTAGGCACACCAGACGCTGTTGTAGGAGCTGAAGGCACAGTAAGCGATGAAGCTCAAGCAGAGTTAGATGATGCTGAACTTACAGAAAGAGCTGAAGCTGCTAAAAGAGACGAAGAAGCAGAAGCAGAAGCTCTGGCTAACGAAGTAGTTTATGATGTTAATAAAGCTTCTTATGTTAAAAAAGTAACTGGTGAAGAAGCTACTGTAGCTGAAACAGCAGACGCTGAAGCAAAAACTCGTGAAGCTATCACAGGCGAGCCTGCTCCAGACGGCGAAGCTGCTGAAATTATGAGTATGTATGAGTACAACCAGCTTGAAAAACGTAAGATTAGTAAAGACAACGTAGTTAAGAACCTAAGAAACCAAGGCTTAAAAGACGAAGAAATTGCTAAGCGTCTTGCAGATAATCCTCAGTTAATTGCTGATGAAATGGATAGCCTTCCAGAAGATATTAAGACTACTTTGTCTGGCTTGCCTCAAGAAGCTTTGATGAGTGCTCAGATGGAATCTTTGATGGCAGGTATGGAAGATGGCGAAATACCTGCATGGGCTAGACCAATTCTTGCTAAGGTTGAAGGTAATTTAGCTAAGCGTGGTATGAGTGCCTCTAGCATTGGTCGTGATGCTTTGTTTAATGCTATTATTCAAAGTGCTCTGCCTATTGCTCAAAATAATGCTGCCGCTATTCAAAACGCTACGTCTCAGGACAAACAAATTGCAGCAGACTTCTTGTCTAAGAATGCAGAGTTTGAGCAACAGATGAACTTAGCTAACTTGAGCAATGACCAACAGATGCGTTTAGCTAATCTGTCTGCTCTAAACCAAGCATCTTCAGACAACTTAAATGCCGCACAGCAAACAGAACTAGCTAATCTTAACAAGCGCTTGCAAACTAACTTACTTCAAGGTAAGATTGCTTCTGAGATGAACCAAGCTCAGTTAAATGCTGACCAACAACGAGCAGTTGTAAACGCACAAACTAATGCTGGAATTGATTTAGCTAAGTTTAACGCAGCTCAGCAAGTTGAGTTGACTAACAGTAAGTTTATGCAAACTATGGTAGCTAATGAGTTTAATGCTGACCAACAAGCCGCTATGCTAAACGCTAGTTCAATGGCTTCACTGGACTTAGCTAATCTAGATAAGAATGCTAAGCTTGCAGTTCAAAACGCACAGGCTTTCTTGCAGATGGATATGGCTAATTTAAATAACGAGCAGCAAGCAACTATATTATCAGCTCAGCAGAAACAACAAGCTATGTTAAGCGACCAGTCTGCGACAAACGCAGCTAGACAGTTTAACGCAGCCAATCAACAGCAAGCTGACCAGTTTATGCAGAATCTTAATACGCAGATTAGCCAGTATAATTCGACAGCTAACTCAGCTAGAAACCAATTCAATACTACTGAAAAGAACCGTATTGCAGCTTTAAACGCAGGCAATAAACTACAAGCTGAACAGTTTAGCGCACAGCTCGAAACAGACATTGCAAAGTTTAACGAGACTCAAGACTTAGCACGAGACCAGTGGAACGCTTCAAACGCACAGGCAGTTGAGCAATCTAATAAGCAGTGGCGACGACAAGCCAACTTGTCTGATACCGCAGCGCAAAATGCTGCTAACATGCAAAACGCTCAAATGACTTTTAACTTAACGTCACAAGAGTTGACGCAGGTATGGCAGCAGCTTAGAGACGAAGCAGCATATATTCGTCAAGCTTTTGAAAATGAAAAGCAACGTAAAGCTCAATTAACTGCAACAGCAATTGGTAATGAAAAGATTGCAGAAAAGAATAGTGCAGACGCTTATAAGTGGGTCGATGAAGTATCTAAATAAACATCTAAATAACTAATTAAAACTAAAGGTATTAAAATGGGATTTCTCAGCAAAGCTTGGAAAAAAATTAAAGGCGGAGTTAAAAGCGCTTTCAAGAAAATTGGTAAAGGTATTAAGTCAGCCTTTAAAAGTTTTGGTAAATTTATGAACAAGATTGGCATTGTAGGTCAACTTGGCTTGGCTTTTATTCTTCCGGGAATAGGAGGGATGTTAGCCAACGGCTTTTCTGCTTCTATCGGCACAGCCTTTAAAGGTGTAACAGGGTTTCTAGCTAAAGGCGGTAAGCTTGCACAAACAGCGGGTAAAATTCTTCAGTCAGGCGCTAAGTTTGCAAAAGCAGGAACATCGGCTTTTAAAACAGTAACTGACGGAGTATCTAGTTTTTTAGGTGAGTTTACTAAAACTGCACTAAAGAAAATCCCCGGTATGGAAAAGATGTTTCCTAAGCTTGCTAATGCTTCGGATAGTTTTTTTGTAGACTCAAGTACAGGTAAGTCTGCTTGGAGCACAGTGCAATCAGGTATTGATAAAAACATTAACGCTATTACTGAAGCTTTTAATGGCGGTCTTGAAGAGTTTGGAAACGCTAAGAAAATATTTACAGCTAAGCAACAAAACGTTATTGACAAGGCTACAGGCTTAACTGGCGACGGAACTATTCCGGGACAAATTGGTAGGACTGGAGGAAGTCTTTTAGACCCTCAAAGCATGGAAGGCGGTATAGATAATATAAGCAAATCTTTTGAAAACTTTAAGCCTACCGGCGAAGTTGACTTTTCAAATCTGGGCGATGCTAAAGGCGGTATAAATAATATACAAAGCACTATAGACTCTTACTCAGGGACTGTTAAAAGCCCTATTGAGTTCCAAACAAAAGCTGTAGAAAAAACTTTTGGCGAGAAAATAGCTGCACTTCCCGGCGAAGCTGTGGACGCTGTAAAAGAAAAGTACACAGAGTTTAAAGACGGAAGGTCTTTAGGTCGAGCACTTACAGACGAAGCTTTAGATTATGGTGTTGAAGCAATTACAGATGTAGGAGCGCAGCTAAAACAAGATGTTACGACACGCTTGTCTCAAGAAGCCGGAATCGTAAAAGTTCCAGAAGCTCCTGTAAGCTACGGCACTTATGTCGAAGCTTATCAGTCTGCTGGTATTCGAGACTACGGTTCTCCTGAAATAAATGACCGAGCAATGCAGATGTCTATTAACCCAACATCTTACACGCAACAAAATCCTTATGGCTATGGTGCAAGTATCTATCAAGAACAAATGAATATTAGACGAGGAGGAATGGCGTAATGGCTACAAAAGAAGCTTTTAATTTTGAAGACTATCAAACTGAAAGAAGTAAAATGGGACGACCTATTCCCGGACAGTCTTTAACAAACGACCCTGATGCTCCTGCACCTTATGAGCAAGCCCCAAAGTTTACAAATATTCACGAGATTAATGAATACTTGTGGGACTTTGTAACTGATGAAGAAGTATATCCAAGTCTTATGATGGGACTGTCAGAAGGTGTGCCGGTAATGAACATGGTACAAACTATTCTGTTTAAAGAGTTTTCAGAAGGCACAATGAATCCTGACTTGATGCTTATGACTGCTGAACCCTTAGCTTATATGTTAATTGCACTTGCTGAACGTTTAGATATAGATGTTGAGATTGATTCAGAAGGCGCAGAGGATGAAGTTTTTGGAGCTAAGATGGAAGAAGACCGTTTAGAAACTCTTAGGAAATCAGCCAAGAACGCTAACTTTATACCGCAAGGTTTTGTAACTTCTGAGATGGAGTCTGAAATGGAAGCTCTTCCACAGCTAGATAGCTTGTTGTCGCCTCCTACAGAACCAGTACCTGAAGAAACCGAAGCTCCACAACAACCTAGCCTAATGGCTCCACCTGAAGGACAATAAACATGGAACAAGACTCAGTTGCATATGGACAAAGTTTACTTGCTGGTATTCGTGAAAGAAACGACAAGATAGCAAGAGACAATAAAAAAGACGCTAAAAGAAACGCTTGGAAAAAGTTAGGTATGCAAGTAGCTATTGGTGTGGCTAATAGTGCTTTAGAATCTAGACAACAAAAATTCTTAAATGACGAACAGTTGCTGCGGTCAAGAATGACAGTTAAGACTGGTTACGACCTAGCAAATAAAGATATTAAAATGTTTCAAGAAGCTGAAAATGAAAGTGGTGGAATAGAAGGCTTGGCTGATAAACAACTAAGAGAAAGCTTAACTGCCAAATGGCACGAAACTTATTCAAGTGGAAGTTACAGCCAAACTACTTTTAACGACTGGCTGACTACATCTGTTAAAGCTTTAAAGCCTAAAAGAGTAAAAGCTCTTGAAGATAGGTTTGCAGCTACGCAAGAGTATCTAAACTCAGGTAACACTGATGCGTATGTACAAAAACAAAAAGACGCTGCGCCTGATAAAACTGTGGGTGGTTTTATAGGTGAAGGAGTAAGTAGACTGTTTGGTAAAGACCCCGACGCTGATTTACACAATTTAATCAACGACAACATGGTTACAGAATCTAAACAGTTTCAAAAAGACTATGGTTCTGCTTGGAAGAAAACACGCAACGCTGTTCTTTCTAAGTATGTTGCTACTAACCTACCTACTGACCCCGGTGTTCCAGCTCCTGTTATAGGTGATGCTGTAGACATTTCTACTACGCATCCTGTTACTGGTGAGCAAGAAACAGTTAAAGGTTATCCTATTACAACACAAAGTCGAGTAAACGGTAAAACGGTAACTGATATAACAGTACACGTTATCGGCCCTAACGGTAGTTATGTTCCTTACAGTGCAGCAAGTCAAAATAGAAGTATAGATTTTAATACTGGCGCAAGTATGTTGACTAAAAACCAAGTTACATTAGGAGTACAGGAGTTTCATCAAGCACCGGGAGATTCTATTGCAGCTTTGAATAAAGTTTTTGGAGAAAGAATTTCAATAGAAACTGACGGTAAGCTAGAATCAAATAGCGATGACGGATTTGCAGACTTGTTAGTACAAAAGCAAGAAGCTTTTTCTCGTGGTATGGTTATGGCTGGCATTACTGCACGTAACGAAGGATGGGCTTCAGCAGAGATGGGCCGTAAAATATATCTTCAACAAGCTGTAGAACAAGCAGCGAATAAAGGAGGTGTAAATGCTTTTGGACATAATAATACGTTTGGGACTTTATTTGCTATAGATACGCTAGTTAGTAGCAGCAAGCTAACAAATGGTAAAACTTCAATGGCAAGACTTTTTGACGACAATACAAAACTTTATAACTCTTTAGTAGACATGGATGATGCTCAAAGAATTAATTTATTCAGCACAGTAGCAGGTGAGCGTGGAGTTAAGGGTAAGCCCGGATACAATTATTTTTCAGGTTCACTTAACGAAGACGTAGTTAAAGCTAAAATGGATGCTTTAGAGTTAATATTTAAAAACCCTAAAGACTTTGAAAGTTTTTCTCCTTCAGATAAAGTTAAAGCAGCCCTTACATATTTAAGCAATAATTCTGGCAATAGCGGTAATAATAATAATAATAATGAGGACTCTGATACCGATACAACAACAACAACTGTAAGCGGAGTTAAAAGTATAGCACCTTTAAGCCTTCCTCCTGAATTCGCAGGACACGCTAATAAAGAAAACAAAATAGATACAGATGGGACAAGAAGGGCACAGCGAAAGGAATATAGAACAATAATAAAAGCTTATAAAAACCTAACCGGCGACATAGAGAGATTTGACAAGTTTTCAAAGGATAGAACAAGTCAGGTAACTTTTGGTATGATAGATGCGCTAGAAAAAAGAATTAACACAAGGCAAAAAACATACGACGACTTGTATAATACTTACACTAAAAAATATGGTTATACTTTAGGCGAAGCCGAACTTGCAGATTTAACGGACGAAGAAAAAGAAGCATACTTTTCAACAGGCAAGCGTCCAGACCGCCATACTCCAGCTACATAATTTAAAGGACAAAATTTAATGTCAGATAATATATATCAACTTGCACTTGATTCTACTGCTGAAGGAATAACAGACTCTTCCATGACTGCTCAACAAGAAGAAGCAGTTCGAGAAGGAGCTTATATTCCATCACAGTATTCAGTAACAGATTATGAAAACGATGAAACTGTTTTAGCAAACTATGAAGTCCTTACAGACTACTTGGCTAAAACCCAAGGTGTAGGTCGTTATGCAATTGACCAAGCATCTACCGGGCAGACTGATGATGTTGCTGAGTATATGAGAGACTTAACAGCTCGAATAGGCGCTCCTATTTCCTTGGCTGCTTCTTTAAAAAATGCTCCAGAAGAAGTTAAAAGAGCTTACAGAGTTATGAAAACTCGTTGGGACAAAGCTTCTATAACAGGCTCAGGCGAAACTTTTGATGCAATTAAAGACTATGCTTCTGACGTAGTGTTTAGCCCTGAAGGTTTAGCAACTGTTGGTGGACTACTATCAGGAGTAACTACGTTTGGTGCAGGAACCGCAGCAACTGTAGCAGCTAGGCGAGCAGCACAGCAAGCAGGTCAAAACGCATTAACTAAAGCTGTTAAAGCTTCGGTAGCCGCTGCAACTAAAAATCCTATTAAAGCTTCTACGCTTGTTGGTACAGGTCATGGTTTAACTGCTTCTCACATAATGCAAGAGTTAGATATTTCTGCTGACATTAAAGGGAGAGAAGACTATAGTGCGTTAGAAACAGTTGTAGGTGGCGCAATAGGTGGTACGTTTGGTTTTGCACTTAGTAAGGGCGCTGGTTTATATTCAAACTCTAAGCATGGTAATAAAGCATTTAGAGAATCAACTGAGCCACGTAAGGAACTTCCTGCTCCTGAAGCCTCAAAAGCTTTTGACGAAGGTGTAGAAGGTGAGTGGATTCCTGCATCAGGCGGTTCTGTAGTAGATGAAGCTTTACGTATTAGCGGCCCTGAAGGTGCAACAGCTAAAACTGTAAACGGTACTGACGATGCGACTGCACGTACTTTTGATATGGATGATGAGGCTTTAGACGCAGCAGCTACAAAGTTTGCTGAAGATTTAGGTGGCGGTGAAGCAACTAAGAAAGAAATTTTAGCTCGCATTAGAGCAGCAGCAGATAACGAAACTACTGTTGAAGGCCGTACTAGCGCTATTAAACAAGGTCTATATACAGTAGCTTCAGATTTAACCGGAAACTTTTATGGCAAAGCAGCAGGCGTGTTGTCTCCAATAACTAAGTTTTCTGGGACTGCCGCACAACTACAGAAAAAACTAAGCCACGAGTTTGGCATTAAATATAAAATTCAAGACGAAGTAGTTGCAAAAGATTTGTCTGAAGTACAGCGTGAAGTTACTGGTAAGTTTAACGAACGTTTCCGTTCTATTGTGGATTCTCTTTCTTTGAGTGAGCTAGACACTAAACTTGCAACAGACATTAATGATGCTTTAAGTAAAAGCATGAGAAGCAATAAACCTCTTAAACATTCCGGGTTCGATGATACTACTAATGCAGCAATTAACAGAGCTGCTTTAGAAACTAGAGAGCTGTATAATGAAATGGGTGTTAAACTTCAGAGCATTGGCATTATTGATAAACTACAAGAAAACTATGTTCCTCGTATGTGGAGCCGAAGCGCTATTGAAAAAAATAAAAAAGGACTAATTGAAAAGTTTGTAACAAAAGCAGGAATGACTCGAACTAAAGCTAAAGCTACTGTAGAAAACATGCTTGATGTAAAAAATCAAGTAGACGCAGGTAGCGGTGGTGGACACTTCTTTAGTGCTAAGCGTAAGATTAATACTATCGGTAATGACGCAGACTTTGAGGAGTTTTTAAACAGCGACGTTCTTGGTTCTTTACATGCTTACACTTTCCAAGCAGGTAAGTCTATTGCTAAGCATCGTGTACTAGGCGTTAATAATTTTGATGACTTTAAAGGTTTTTATGTAAATCGTATTAGACAAGAAATGGAAGAAGCAGGCCAAGAGTTTTCACCTAAAATTGAACGACAGCTTGAAAAGCTTTATCGTTCTGCAACTGGTGAAGGCATGGAGCGTTACGGTAACAAAACACAGCTTGCTGTAGATGCTTATAGCTTTACAAACCGTGTGGCTCTTTTGGGCCTAGCAACTGTATCGAGTTTAACAGAAGTATTTTTGAACATTCAAAAAGCAGGTGTACGTAACTCTGTTAAAGGTTTTGCAGACGCTATGCAGCAGTCTCACAAGCGTATTACTAAAGACCTTGAGTCAGAGCTAAGGAACAAAAACGGCTTAACAGCTAACGAAGCTCTTAAAGAAATGCGTGACTTTAGTATTCACGTAGACCAAGCACTTGCTCAAGTTGGTGATAGACTTGCAGGCGACGAGTTGATGACTGAAGGCTTGCAGAAAGCAAGTAATAAGTTCTTCCGTTTAAACATGCTAGACCAGTGGACTAAGTTTGTACAGAATGTTTCTCACTCAAGCGGCAAGTCTCTTGTAAACGAAAACATTGAAAAACTTGCTACACGATATAAGGGAAAGCCTTTAGACAGAGATGGAGAAATACTTGCAGGCGAACTAGCTGAGCTGGGTATTGATTTTAAACAGGCTACTAAGTGGTATGACGGCGGAGCCAAACGAACCGATGATTTTTACAAGAATGATTTCTTGGGAGGCGTTGCACGTTACACAAACTCTGTAGTTCTTCAGCCTACTGCAATGTCAGGCTTAAAGCCTCTGCTGTTCTCTAACCCTAAAACTGCTGTGTTCTTTCAGCTTCTTAGTTATCCTGCGGCGTTTAGTAACACCGTACTGAAAGGCGCTGCTAAGTCTCTTATTAAAGCTCCTACACGTAACGGTGGTAAGATTGTAGCTGCCGGAGCTATTATGACTGGTATGGCTCGATGGACTAACTACTTACGTACTGGTGGTGAAAGTGAACGTGGTAAAGATTTAGATGAGATTTTAGGCACCGCAGTTGCTCGTTGGGGTGGTAATGGTTTACTGCTAGATAGTTTCCAACGTGCTCAAACTGCTTCTAAGTACGCTAAAAGCAACTTGGCTTATGCTACAATGCCTTTTGGCCCCGCAGCCTCAGATACGTTAAAGTTAATCCAACAAGGCATTATTCCAACAGTAGGCGGTAAAGTACCTATTCTTTCTGGAAGTTATTTTGGAGACACTTTAATTGGTGAAGATAATGTTCGTCGATACAAGGGTAGTTTAAGAGACGCACAGAAAGATGTATTTGGTGGATTCATTGAAGAGTTTGATAAAAAACCAAAAACGTTACAATTTAATGCTGGTGGCAAGGTAGCTGCTGAAGCAAGCTCTGCACTTTTAGGATTGTTTAAAAAGCCAAACGTAGCTCCAATAGAAGAATCTTTGCCGGTTGCTTTAAGTGGAGACATGCTAGGAACTTTAAAGAGTTCTACTAAAGGTCTTATTAACGACAAAGCTTTGCAGCAGACCGCTAATAAAATTGAAGGCGCTGTAGGTCTAGAGTTACAAAGCGGTAAAATACAACTTAACGAAGCAGTAGCAAGCGAGTTAGCAGAAGCTAATATTTCTACAATGCTTAACGCTAAGCTAGGCTATTTAGACGATGCAAAAAATAATAGCAACTTTCAAAAAGGTTTAAATGAATCAGACCCTGCTAAAGCTAGTGAAAATATGGCTGAGTACCAGAGAGATTTAGGCTATACTGACGACCAAATTTTTGCACTGCAAACGCTTGCAGAAACTAAAGATGTTGGTAATAGTAAAGATGTTCTAAAGCTTGCTGTGTCTTCTGAGCTTGAAAGCGTTAAGCGTGTTTACGAAAAAGTAAATATAAACATTACAGAAGCTGACCGAGCTGCTGCATCTAAAGCTAACTTTGATGAAGAAAGTTTAGACGCAACTCACGACTTTTTGACTGCTGTTATTAAAACTAAAGAGCCGCTTATCTCTGAAGAAGGTGCTCCTATTATTGCTAGAGATGCTATTGTTAAGATTGCAGCTAATGGCAACGTAGACTTTAGTAAGTTTAAAGCTCCTAGATTAGACGCTCAAGAAACCATAGCTGATAGTCTTACTGATGCTCAACGAACTAAAGCTTTGCAGAAGCACGTTGCAAAGTCAGATACTCAAGAAATAATTTATCGCTCTATTAAAACTTTTAAGACTAGCGAGTTTAATGTAGCATTTCCGTTTGCTAGAGAAATGGGAATGCACGGCGGGTCAGAAGGCGTTGCAAACACTATTAAGTTAAGAGATATGTTGTTTGATTTATATCCTGCTGACAGAGCTGCAAATATATATAAAACTTTTAAAAACTCTAAGCCTACAAAAACTCAGTACGAAAAGAAATTTGAACAGCTTAATCAAGTAGCTAAAGATAAGCACGGCTCAGATTATGTTCTTCCTGCAAATGAAATGCAAGCAGGATATATTAGTGCTCGTAAACCTTTAGTGTACAACGGAGAAACTATTGTAGACACTTGGGCTGGAGATAAAATTCTAGCTTCTAAGGATGGAATCAACGAGCTGCTTACTAACGTTGAAGATTCTGGCGGTAAAGTAACTAAAGCATCTATTGAACGAATGAAAGCTTTGCGCTCTCGTGCTATGGATATTCAAACTAGACCTAAAGAAACTTTAGTAGATGTATTAGAAACGGACTTAATGAAAAATGAGTTGAACATTGATTTACGCACAGAACTGCAACGATTTGGTTTTGATTCTGTTAAGTATAAAAATGAAATTGAGTTTGGTTTTAACGGAGAGTCGGAATATTCTTACATTCTTTTTGAACCAGAACAGTTTAAACTTACTACTTCAGCTAAGTTTGATGCGGCTGACCCTAGACAGAACTATGCAATTGGCAGCCTTGTAAGCGGAATTACAAAAGCTTTTGCACCTAAGAAAACTTCTGGATTCTACAGCGCAGCAGAGAAAGCTTCACAAAAACTGACAGGCTCTAAGCCTAAGCCGGGTCAAGCACATTTAAACGCTATGAAGAAAGACCCTAAAGTAACTGAAGAAGAACTAGACTGGACAGGAGCTACCGAAAAGTTTGGTAACAACAAGCCGGTAACAAAAGAAGAAGTTCAAGAGTTTTTCGGGCAAAGCGATTTTGATTTTGATGTTAATGTGGGACGGCACGTAAAAAGAAAAGAAACGGTAGACGAGGATATGCCTTTAGATGACTTATCAGACGATGCTGAGTTTGATTTATTTGACGACTGGCTGACTGAAAACAAACCTTTCGAAAAAGAAATGATGGATGACTTGCTTGATAGCGATGACCCAATGGCTTGGGATAGAATGTATGACGAGCTTATGGATGAGTTTAACGCAGGAAGCGCAACAGGAGGAGACTTTGTTACTATTCCAACGCACTTGGACTATGCTTTTGAAGGAGCCGATACTTTAAACTATCGTGAGTTAGTATTTTCACTACCCTCTAAGTTTAAGAAAGTAAACAAAGATTATAAGCATTCTCACTTTCCTGACATTGCAAACCCTGTAGCTCACGTAAGACTTGCAGATGCTGAACAAGTAGACGATGCGTTTAACAAAACTTTGTTAATAGACGAGATTCAGTCTGATGCACAGCAGGCGGGTAAAGCAAAAGGTTACGCAACCAGAGAAGATTATGATTCTGCAACAATGGAATCCGCAGAAGAATTAATTGAGAAAGTACCAGACCTACCGTTTAAATCTGAGAAACGTTGGGCTTTACAAGGTCTTCGTAAAGCTATGATTACCGCAACAGATGAAGGATATGACCAAGTTGCTTTAACTACAGGTCGAATGCAAGCTGAACGCAACAACAAAAACATAGAGGCTGGTGAAGGTAAAAAGTTCTTAGACTTTTATGACAAAACTTTAATGAAGCTTTGGAAAAATAACTTTGCTAAAAAGTATGGTGTTGAAATTAAAATGGTAGAGTATAAACAAAATGATAGTACAGTCACACTGCCTACGTTAGAAATTACAGACGCAATGAGAAAAGATATACAAAAAGGACTGCCTATGTTTGCTGAAGGCGGAGAAGTTATCTCAGCTCAAGCCCAACAAGTAGCTAAGGACGAGCCAGTTAGTTTATTGACTCAACCAAGAAAAGTTAAGCCTACTAGCGGTAGAACAATAGCAGCCCTTAGAGCTAACTTAAAAGGAGACGTAGCATAATGGAATTTAAATACTTTAAACTAGAAGACTTTAACTGCCAAGAAACTGGCGAAAACAAAATGAACGTGGACTTTATCCACAGACTAGATGAACTTCGGGAAGCCTGCGGGTTTCCCTTCATCATTACTAGCGGCTATCGTAGCCCATCACATTCAATAGAAGCACGTAAGGAGAAACCCGGAACACATGCCCAAGGTTATGCAGCAGACATCAAAGCGGTTGGTGGCAATCAACGATACGAGATTATTAAACAGGCGTTCGCCCTTGGCTTTAGCGGCGTTGGAGTGGCTCGTACATTTATCCATGTGGACGACCGGGCTATTCACGATGGTAAGACTCCTGTAGCTTGGTGCTACTAAGTGAGAGTGTTGCTTGCATTGTTGTTTGTTGCGTTGTCTGCAACAGCAGATAATCAACAGGACGGAAGTTTAAACACTTCTAATGTTGATTCTACTGTGTCCAG